TTCTCTTTGTCCATCATCATATATTTGTCTACCATTTAATTCAGTTCCACCAGGTAATTTTACACCTTGGAATTTAATTAGATTAGAACCCCATTGTCTTTTAACCAATGCTGATAGATATCTTTTTAAAAATGGATCATTATAAACATTAGTGAAATCATCAGGATTGATTGCAGATGAACAATCTATGATTAGATAATCATCAGCGCTTATTTCATTCCAATCTATGTCCAAATATAATCTATTTTGTCTTATATTAAATCTAACTTGTTTTTGAGTATTTAAAAGAAAATTAATAGTTTCTAAACGAGTCAATGCCATTGCATATCCTAATAATTCAAAATTACCAAAATTATACATGTCATTGAGAGCTAATTGGTATTTAAAACTAAACATGTTAGTCATGCTTAATCCTTGAGAACTATCAAATCTGAATATTTTTTCAATACCAATTATATTGGGTGGAAGTTGTATATAATTACTGTTCTCATAATAATCAAAACTTGTTGATACACCAGCAATAGAAGTGGTAGCAGTTGTGGTAGTAATACCAGTTTGTCCACCTTGAGCTGGATCTTTTACTTTACCTCTGTCTATATCTGCTTGAGTTACTTTATATTTTAAAAATACTTTAGTTATACCATCATAATGTCTCTCTTGATAATACTGAATAGCATCATCCATTAAATCTTGTAACTGTTCTTCTGCGACATTAATCTCTAAGACAGGAGCTCCATTCTGTCTTAATGCATAGTCAATTAAATCTTGTCTTGAAGCAGGTTGAGCCATTTATACAATACTACCTTTAAGTTATTTATGGAGCAGAGGATATACCTCCCAACACTAATACATTTCCCTCTACTAATCTGTAAATTGTTGATCCTGAACTAACTAACATATCCCATACATATCTACCTGGTTTTATTGCTCTTGTTGTTGTAGAACCTATTGATAGGTTAAACTCACCACCAGCAGCACTGGTAAATCCTACTGTAAGTGATGCTGTAGCTGGATTAGTAGCACCAACTGCAACAGATTTAACCATCTGAGATGATCCACTATATCCAGTAAAATTAAAAGCAGATTTATCTGGTTTTATAACCTTAAATGTTGATTTGAAGTTTGCTCCAGTATTAACTGTTAAATTAGCACTGTATGCAACCCCAGATGCAGGATCAAAAGTAATTGTATTATTTGCCATTATTATTACTTAAGAAAGATTGAAGCATTGATTTAATATCACCAATATCATTTGATAAATGATCTACTTTTTCTTCCAGATGATTAATTCTTTCTTCTTTAGAAAGCATATTATTTCTGGTTTTAGTGTAGCGTTCATAATCAGATTTACTTCTATTTACAATAGCGTTGGTTACACTATCTCTGAACAATCCAGGATGATTTTCTACAGGTATTAAAGACATAATTAAGCAAGAGCAGTAACACGAAGATTTCTAAGTTGAGGAACAACAGCAGCATTTGTTGATGTGCCTACAATCTTGATTCTAAATGATGCAAATGGAGATAAATCTCTAGTTGCATAATTATATTCTTTGAATAAATCTACAGTTGGTGTTTGAACATAATCATCTACTTTTGGAACTTTCAAATTAGATCTACCATCACTCTTAGAATGTTTTTCCAATTCACCATTATCTTTTAGATTTTTAAATCCAGGGAATGGTGTGAATATTGCTTCATCTAGTTCACCTTGTTGATTTATAGCATAGAAAACTCTAAGATCACATATATCAGGAACATAACCATCAATAATAACTTCTAGTGAAGTTGCTGGATTTTCTAAAATTACATTCTTAGTAATATAGAAAAATCTATCAGGATCTTCTCTAACACTATTAACTCTAAAGTCTGTTGCATAATTACCAACTGGTTTATTAATTCTATTATTAATAAATTGAATTGAAGCATAATCTAAATTAACCATTGGACTTAATCTTCTATCACTTGATGTCATATCCATTAACATAGACAATGATTTATTTCCTGGTAAATCAGATAGATAAGCAGTCTCATTTACTTCAGATGCAACTTGTCTAACTGATGGGAAATAAGTTGGTTCATGCATATTAACATCAGTAAATCCTTGATCAATAAATGCTGGTTCATTACCATTTACAGTTCCTCCAGTCACTGTTCTAACTCTTGCATTAATAGTGGTTCCTGTTGGATTTAATAATTCAAATTTAGGCACTATTAAAGAGAAAGGAATATTATATGATGATCTAGCATCAGGACCAGCACCTTTTCCTAGAGTATTAATTTTAAGTGGTAATTTAGTTGATGCATCAGTTGGATCCCATTGTGATGATCCTCTGTTTACACCAAAACCAGTATCTGCTGTATCTATTTTGATATGATAATAATCTAAACCTATTGGATCATTTGTAATGGTAACATCTTGTAAATCATGAGTTTTGTTAATTCTTCTTAAAGATATTCCACCAAATTCATATTTGTATATTTGATCACCAGTATCATGTCTCTGTTGATTACTTCCATCTATTCCTCTAGTAATACCAGTTAAAGTATTACCATTTACACCTGTATATCCAAGAATTTCATCATCAATACGAACATATCCAGAATTACCTGCTCCAACAGTTAATCCTTCAAAGGTAGTAAATAATGATCCATCTACAACATCTAAATTAGATGTGGTTGTTCTACCATAATTTTCAGCTATGGATGTTGGAACTAAGTTACTCTCAACATCAGTTAATAGAACTTTATTGATTGAATTATACATTCCATGATTCTTCATTCTGATCTTCATGTGCAATCCATCATCACCATCTGCTACAGTTGTAGATGTTGGTTTCACTTCTATTGGTGCTCCACCACTTCCAAAAGCTCCTTTATAGTTAATAACAGTTCCTATTCCCAGAGTGCTATCAACATATCTTAATGAATAAGCAGATGCAGAAGTAGTAAAGTCACCTTGAACATCAGTTAATACTAATTCATTAAATCCACCTATATTGGATTCTTTTACAGTAAACTTCAATCCTTCACCAGCTCCATCTCCAAGAGTTGCTGTTAATACATCACCAGCAGCATAACCTGTTCCACCAGTGGTACATGTGACTTGTATTGCTTCTCCATTTAGAACAAGAATATTTCCTCTTGCATTTTGTCCAGTTCCAGTTAATGATTCAAATGCCACATTAACATATGTGTCAGAATCTGTTCCACCACCAGGAACTTGAGTTCCTAATGGCTCAATACCAGTTCCACCATCAGTTATTGTTAAAGTAGTATTTCCTACAGCAACAGCTCCATTAGACCCAACAGCAACTATAGAACCAGCAAATCCAACTAAAGTTCCATTTGGATGGGTTTGAGAATTAAATGTATCAGTATTTGCTTGGAATACAGTATTACCAATTTTAAGTGCTTCAAGAGTCTGTCCAGCAGCACTAGGCAGAGTTGCATCTTGTTCATAAGTAATACCCAATCCAACTCTTACTTTATTTGGTTTGAATGTAATTCCTTGATCAGGTAAGTCTTCTAATTTTTGTGGTAACTTAGGATTATAGAATGATACAGAACCTGCATTTTTAAAGTCTGCTCTATACAGATCATATTTTAAATCCTCATACTGACTTGGCGTCCATACAGAAGAGTTCTGTGATTTGAATAGAGATCCTAATGTTGGTTGTTTAGAAACTAATACCTGACCAGCTTCACTTCCTAATGTTCTAACATCAGCTTCACCTAATCTTGCAATCCATACTTTATAGTTTGTAACCTTAGATTTAAGAACTAATGCATATTCAGTTTTTGGTTCCAAATAAACAGGAGATTTAAATTGGAATGTAGTTGGAACACTACCATCTTGAGATAAGAATACCTCATCTGGATCTTTATATACTTCAGTGTAAGGTAAAATTGTTGTAGTAGGAGTACCTAACTGTGTTGTACGAATTTCAAACTTAACAGGAAGTTCATCATCTTTTTGTTGGAAATATATATCACACTTAGTTACAAATACACCAGTATCATCATTAACAGCAAATGTTTGTGCTATTGGGTCATCATCATTGTTTTCACCTGGACTTTGAATTACCTGAGTTACATTGGTAACATTAGTAATATTCTTAACATTAGTAACTTTGGTGACATTAGTTATTTCATTAGTTATATTAGTAATTTCTGTAATATCTTGAGTGACATTTGTTATCACATCAAAACCACTAACTGTTTGAATAGTATTTGATTGTGCTTCTCCACCTATTGTTTGAGTTTCATTAAAGTTAGATGTTAAAACTTTAGCATTTCTCATAGAGAGAGTTGACTCTTGAGTTGCATCTACACTACCTTGAGAATAGAATGCCTCTTCAGCAGCAGTATCAAAAGTACCTTTAATCTTACTATTTGTTGGACTG